GGCATTGATATACAAGAATACCATTTCCAATCAATATTATTTTTAAGAAATTGCACTTGGTTTTTAGTTTCTGTTGATAACTCTTCATATTCAACACCACTTTGTGACATTAAAATTTCAGAATCATCTGAAGAAACTATGCTGTTTTGACAGACAGCCATCTGTTTGTTCTCGACACAAAACTTTCTTCCTAATCTATGATACCATGGTAGCTGAGCTTCCATATGAGCATCTAGTGGAATTTTAGTAAATAACATAGGCAATATCATATCAGAATAAAAAGATTGGAAAAGAGTCTTAGACTCTACAATATCCAATAATCCATTAGTTTCTGCTACAAAATCACTTTGTTTTTCTAAATGTCGTTGAAAATCTGTTGTTATTTCTTTTAATAAATCTTTTCTTGAAATTTCTGGAGATAATTCTGAAGCTGATATATCCACACCAATATTGTCGTATACCCGTACATCGGATTTTTCGGCTTTATGAAATGTGTGAAGTCTAGCTTTCTCATAACCATCCTCAAGTTTGATATACTTCTGTATACGTCTATAGATTGCCCCAGAGGCAGCCATAAATGAAGATACACTAAGTTCTCTCTTAAGGTTAGTCGTGATAATTACTAGATCAGGTTCAATAAAAACATTTCCTTTCATCTCAACATTAGGATTAAGTGAAGTTTTCCGAACATTGTTAACAAAATCTAATACCTTTCTCCAAGGATTAGGAGAATTAGATTTAATAGCTTCAGCACCAAGGTCATCAAAAATGACAACTTTATGATTGGTTCTGTATTCAGATTGAAATTCATCAGTTTCATTAAGGGTAACAATATCACCAGCATAGGCATTTCCATATCGCTCTCGAAGACAAGCAGTTGCTATCTCAAGTGCATAACGGGATTTGCCACAACCGGGAAAACCAGTTAGAACTACACAATAAGGTTGTTTTCGAATTGATCCATTAGAATCTTCGAGTTTCAAAACCTCAAGTGCCTGGGATACCCTTGCAAAATTTTGGCGATCTCTCCAATTAACAATACTTGATTGACGTAATAACTCTTTAATCCAAGTTAATCTGTCAACATATTGTTGGCGAGTAATACCTGCTACACCTGATCCTACACGGATCGCGGGTAACTTTGCTAGTAGCTCTTCTACAATACATAATTGGCTAATCATCGTCCCTAAAGAAGTGATCATTGCCATAAAACATAAAAATATATAAATTACAGTTTTTGAAAGCATGTAGGCTTTATAATAAATTTTAAAAATAGTAACCGTTGAAATTTTAAAAACGTACTAGTCGGTTATACTAGTACGCTCGTTGGCCTTAAATAAGCTGCTCCACAAGCGGTCCACAAAATCGTTAGGCGATGACGATAATGTGCGATCATAATAGAGCCCCCTTTCTGTTTCCCGTGGGAACATATCTACAATTGGGGTAAAAAGATTTTACATGGGTTTAATCACTCCCCATGGAGTGTGCGAATAATTGTTCATTCTTATTCACATAATCAGACGAATAGTCTGGACGAAGAATTTCTGTCATTTCATCATAAGATATAAAAAGAACAACACCCTTAAGTTCAGGGTTAAGTTCTACAATATTCTTTAATTTTTGTAAAAATTCTTCATATGCAACTCTACCTCGTAAATAATAATCACGAAGAGCTCCATCCGTATAAGCACCAAATTGCTCAGAAAAACCTAAAGGTGTATCACTTGGTTTCTTTAACCAATGAAAACGTTTAAGTGTAGAATCTTCCTCAATAGGACCAACTACAATCTGTAACTCTTCGTGTTTAACGAATGATCGTTTAAGAAATGAAATTTCATCAATCGTAATATACGGTCTAGATGTTGCATCTTTGTCGGCCATTGTATAACCAATGTCCAACTTATCAAATTCTTGTTGACATGTTGTGTGTGTATAAAATTTACAATGTGGTTTGACAGACATAGCATTGTCATCACCATATGTACCTAAGCGAACATTTTTAGCAAATTTTTCGCGAATATTAGGCATCATTGCATAATATACATATCGCATCATAATAGAATTGCATACACTATTCAATTGAACAGTAATAAGGTTCCCTGATGGGTTCCCATTTGCAAATCTATATAAATCACCATCTACAAGAATATTTGGGTGTACAATATCAGATAATGCTCCTTTAACGAGTTTTAAATCTTCTTGTGACACTCCAGCGGCTTCATACCACCGCACCATAATTTGGGCGGCAGCCGCAGTAATCTGCGCAGCCATTCTGGTATCAAAGCCTGAAAAATCTCCGGCAATCATATTGGTTGTACTATATTCTGTTAAATAAGTATGGAAATCATCCCATTCCTTAGATAAAGGATTAATACCAACAAGACATTCGGTTACCTTCCAATGCTTCTTCATAAATTGCGGAATTCCCGCTAAAGCACGTCGTGAAGCAACGAAATTGGCAAAAGAACTACCATAAAATTTTCTTACTTTCTCTCTTGCTTTCGTGTCTGGTAATAACTCATTAACTTTGCTACTTGCTTTATAAATAGCTTCTGAGCGCAAACCGTTATTCCAACATTCGAGAGTTCGATCTACTTCCGCTTGAATATCAAAATTTTCATTGAATTCACGGGGAACTTGAACAAGGCTCTCGTCCATAACATCTCTCTTAAGACAATGTTTCTTAGATTTCATTATTGGAAATCCGGCAGATGTGTCATTTGGTAGACCACCTAGACCGAATTTACCAATTCCATCCATCGCTTCTTCTTGAGTATAAATGCGTAACATATCTTTAGCTTCAGGATCATCCTGTATAGCAACAAGAGTATGCTCAGCATAATCATTAATAGCTTTGAGAAGAATATCACCTTCATAATGTTGAACTGGATCGTGCAATTTATTAAGCGTTTTCATCGTTTTCGCTGTATCATTAGGCGAAGTTGGTGGACGATGTTTCCTCTCGCCAAGATTTTCAGTAATACCTTTAAATATAGTTTTCATATAAGGTGTTCTTGCTCGACTTTCCAACTTCTGTCCATCCTTCAAAACTTCTCCTAAGAAAGAAACAACAGTTTTTTGTTGTTGTCCATCTTCTCTTAAATATAAAGGCTTTGAATTTTGGATCGTAAAAGGTTGATCATACATATCAACTCTAACCTCACTAGAGGAATGTACAACAAGAGTAGGACTCTTCTTGTCAAGTTCTTTTAAGGCAGTGTCAATTTGACTGCGAATAACGCAAGTAGACCAGCCACGATAAGCATTAGGTATTCCAGCAACATGAAATCCATAAATAATACCTTTCTCGGCATCCATAACAACTGCTCCACATAATCCTCCAAATCCTTTGAATTCCGCATCATATGCTAGACCTCGACCTTTTGGTATAGTTAAAACAGTAAACTTTTTACGTTCACCCCATAACAATCCATTATGTTCAAGAAATCCTGCATACTTAACGTCTTCATGTATTGGACGACTAGCATGTCTTGAAATTTTCACTTCATTCTCTGGAGATTTCCACAACATGACCGTTGATCGGCCATAAAATGTTGGGTATTCCTCAGGGAAAAAGTTACTATAATTATTACTCGCTGGACTTGAAGCCAAGTGAATAAAAGCTTGATCATGCTCGCGATCAATATAACAAAATTCTTCAGTTAATTTTTGATCTTTTGTACGAGCACAAGGCACACCAGGTGTAGTAGTTGTTTCAATATCAAAAGGAAAAGTATAAGGTATAATATGTGCTGGTACCATGATCACATTAGATGCAACCATGATTCCATTCACAGTACCATATGTTTGACCTCTAGATTTGATAACGACAACCCTTAATGATCGTGCAATAGATAATTGTAAATCTTTGCTCGTTGTTGTTTTAGAAAACGCAGAATCTTTAGGAGGTAATCGAGAGTATCCTTCCTTGTAATCGCGTTGATCTTGCATTTCAAATACAAAATGACCTTTTCTAGGACTATCTAGAACTTTCGTGAATACATCGTGTGTTAAATCAAGGTAAGTAGTCTTATCCTGTGTCTTAAACATCAAAGTCTTCATAATACGGTACATACCATATGTAAAGAAAATAGCACCACTCACAGCAAAATACTTTTTAGCATTATTCTCTAAGTGTTCTTTGATATCGAGACAAAGTGACGACAATTGATCGGTTCTTCTGTCAAGCTCATCATCAATAGCTCTAATAGTTTCCGTATAACGAAAAGCAATAAATCCAAGTGTACCCATAGCAATTGTTTGAGTAGCACGAGCACCAAGTAATGTACTAAAAAGAGCACTAGCAACTATAGTAGTAATCGCTCCAACGTAAACATTACGATCGTCATGGACCTTTTTTGCTAACTTCATTGTAGCAACAGTTCTTCTAAAGAAACTGCGCACATTAGTTAAGCTTAAGCGTAAATCCCATAATTCTTGTGTACTCATTGCTTGCCATATAGTCAAAGGCGAAGCCATTGCTTCAGCAATTGGTTGACATGAGCAAATCATATCAGGGTTACCACATACTTCACAGAATCCACAAGTATCCAATTTTGTTTGAATATTCATCTGTGTAATCTGTCGCTGTTTATGCAATTGTACATCTTTTACAATAAAAGAACACATAGCATGAAAATCATGTGCTTCATCATCATAAGAGTTCCATTCTTTGCGGGGAATAATATCCCACACAATTGTGGATCCACCTTCAGATGTTGGTTCAATATGACTAAAACGTTTTAAAGTCAAACGATACACATCAAATCGCAATGTGTCTTGTTTCGTTAATCCTCCAAAAGCATTCTGAAATTCTTCTCTTATCTCTACTTCTACATCAAGAGCAAATCGTCGGAGAATACTTTCAGGACATACTGAACATTCAACAGCACGAATGGTTTCATCATTCGTGGTGACAATCAAAGCATCATTACCTGGGTAATATTTGCCCTTTTTATCAGCTTCTGCTTTCTCTAAAGGACGTGGTACAGTATTAACATAATTTAACAACCGATCATAGTTCGGTTTATTATTTTTGTTATTTGCCACATCATCAGCAACAATAATTTTATGTGATGGTTCAATAGTTGATTCATATCGTTCATCAATATTAGTGAATACGATATTACCTCTTTCGTTTGCATCTCGACCATAAGTATTTAATAAGGTTTTTGAAATGAGTTTAACCATCGTGGATTTTCCGCAACTAGAAGGACCTGCCATTTTAATAGCATAGGCTTCTTCTTTCGCAGGTGCATCAGCTTTACGAGCCCAAATGTTGGCTTGCATTTCTGACAACTTACGAACAAAATTAGAAACAGACATTCTTTGTTGTGCACTCGTACATCTTATTATCAACTTTTTAGCATTATCAAGAGCGACTTTTAATCTACTCTCGTATTGCTCTATAGTCATATTATAAATATTACGCAGTTCAATTTCTTGTCCTGATAAAACAAAACTATAAGCTTGTTCAAGTTCACGTACTTCCACTTCAAAAACTTTTGATTCATCTTTACCAAGAAAAATTTGTGACCATTTCCCGGTACAAATATTTTCCCAATGTCCTGATACAAATCGAAATGCTTCAAAAGCCATCTCAATTATATCAGTAATCTGTGGTAAATGTTTTCGAAATTCAAGAAATTTGGCACAAATAGTCTCAAGATCAAAAGTTTCAATAGCAATAAGTTGTTCACTTGCTGCATAAAGAACCATAATCTTAGCATAAAAATTTGAAATATTTGTCCAAATCATATCATTTAAGAAATCGTCAGCTCCTTTAAAAAACGATAAAATGTAATCTGTATAAGAAAACTTATCATCTTGAGAAACAACGAGTCCAAAAGCTTTTTGAAACCAACTTAAAGCAAGATCGGCATAATCTTGTTTAAAGTGGCGAATGAAAAAGGATGAAATGTTCAAAAGAACACCATCCCATACTGGGTTTTTGTAGATGTTGTATAATGTCATGAGTAAATCGATAAGAAATTTAAGTGTTTTCTCACCAACTACATCACGAGCCATCTTTGCAGCTTCTACAATAGAATTTAACATATCTAAGACAGGTACACCAAATTTTTCAATATAATCAGGTGAACCAGCCATAGCAGAAGCGATACGTTTATAACGCTTCTTCTGTTTCTTCAAACGTTCCAATTGATCTACTTTCTTTTGTAAATTATTTTGTTTAGTTTGTTTAGACACACGCATTTTACGTATATCTTCAACTAAGTTATCATAAGCAGAATTTAGGTTCGTTTTCTCACGGACAATTTGTTTTTTCCGTGATTGCTGACGCTTTTGGTATTTGCGTGCAGCATAATTTTTCGAGAAATCCATCTCTGAGGGTTCTAAGATACCCACAAACTTATTTTGTGTTTGTGTTGAATTAGTTTCGGTAACATAGTTTTGAAACTTCAAATATTTGACTATCCAAAGGATCCGGCGTGTCGCACCGGGTGAATTACACAATTTATTGGTACAGATGCTATTAACATCTTATTTTCTTGAGTTACCATAATGGTGCTGTATTGGTTCTCGCGCAGGGCAGCGCTAAAACTTGCAGTCAGGTAGGCATCAGCCTCTCCTACCCTTAATCTTATCTTGGTATCGTCTACCAACGGTGTAAGAAAACCGTACATTATCTTACCAACTAAAGAACTTTCTCAAGGTTCTTCGGAATATATGTAATAAGTATAATGTTTATTGCAAAGAATAAATATAATTGAAATCCTTAAATCTCTATAAAGTAATAGAACAAACTGCTGTCATTCCTTTACTAATTGCAGAAAATATGTAATAACATTAATTCAGACCTAACCAAAGCATCTTTTCCCTCTACGGGAACTGCTTTGTCAGAAAAATCTATATGAAAAAAGTTACAGCATTTCTTTAAAAAGTATTACTAAATAGAAAATTTCTCTCAAACAAATAGAGATTTATTTTCGCGCACCAATTAGAAAAATCTTGTTCATCAACATTACACCTTCGCAAAGGTTCCTTTAATGGATGAAATCAATATATCTTTTCCAATATGCAGGGCTATCTCCGTAACGAAGTGAGTACTCTGGTCTCACACCTTCGTTAACGCTAAGGAAGCATTACCTAACATAGAGTTTCAATATCTCTTTCAATAAAGACATGATGTTCAATAAAGAACTTATCGGATAATCTGTTAAAACCATAATTAAATGATTGACTAAATCACTAACTACAATCCAAATTATTTAAATTTAAAATAGTATAGTCATAAAATCTTGTTCACTACACAAGAAGTTATCTTTAATATATCTCACGATACATTGGCAATTTTACCACCTAGTAATCAGACTAGGCACTGGAAAAATGGAAACTTTGTTTGTTATAGTTTCACACTGTCTCTGATCTAAACCAAAGCAGATGAATGATGACCTCCGTGCTTAACACGGAAGTAATCACCATCATACGATTGGATTTACAAGTATCAAACACTAGAGCTAGACTAGTATAAAACGTAGCTGTCCAACAGGGGGTCCCTCCTAACATCCGAAGATGTTAG